CTTTGTTTGATGAATTTCGTCAGGATTATTTTTCAAATCTTAATCCAGCAGGCTATCAACAACAATTGTTATTATGTAAAAAATATGATAAAAAATTTATCGCACCGTATTTAAATTCAACCGTTGTTGATTTTTTTAGACAATATGATTGGTTTGAATTAAACAAACCATATCAAAAACATCATGTTCGCTCGGCATTCACCGAATTTGAAGAACTTGGTAAAGTTAAACAACATATTAACTTACAACTAGGTGCAGGGGTTGACAAAGCATTTGAAAGCCTGTTACAATCTAATGAGATTAATTTTAAAAATAGAAAACGTATGTTGGATGTTTATCGTGATTGGAATTTATATAAATGATAATTGAAAAATATGAACCGTATACTGTTGGAGATGTTAAATCTAGTTCTAACCGTAATTTATTTACTGTCATTTCTACTTTTGCTGGTGGCGGTGGTTCTTCTACAGGTTATCGTTTGGCTGGTGGTAATGTTCTTGCCATAAATGAATTTGTTGATGAAGCAGTTAAAACATATTCTTTAAACTTTCCTGATACCAAAGTTATTCCTGGTGATATTAAGAAAATTACTGGCCAAGACTTTTTAAATATAACAGGTTTACAATCTGGTGAACTTGATATATTTGATGGTTCACCACCATGTTCGGCATTCTCTGTTTCAGGTAAAAGAGAAAAGAATTGGAAAGGTGCTAAGAAAGATACTCGTGTTTCTTACTTTAATGATGATGGTGATCTTGTCCATGAAGGAGAACTGATTGAAAAAACTGGCATTAAAAGTTATTCAGATAATCAAGTTGTAGAAGCAATTGAAGATTTGTTTTTTGAATTCATTCGTGTTGTTAAAGATATACAACCAAAAGTTATTATTGCCGAGAATGTTAAGGGCATCACAATGGGTGCGGCAAAAATTAAATTGTATGAATTTCAAAATTCATTTGAAGAATTAGGATATTATGTTACACATCACGTATTAAGTGCAGCAGACTACGGAGTTCCACAAGCAAGAGAAAGATTGTTCTTTGTTTGTGTAAGAAATGACGTAGCAGATGCGATTGGAATAAATGAAATGACATTGAATAGTCTTTCATATCCAAGATCAACTTCTAAACATATCGGACTAAGAACCGCAATTCAAGACATAATAAATGATCCTGAAGAAGAAAAGATGTTAGAAGATTTCGTAGAAGGTTCATTTCAGAAAAGATTTTTGAGTTTATTACCTTTTAATCCTGAGAAACACACTAAACCATCCGATAAACAATTTACAGGCAAGAATGGACCGAATGAAAAAGGTTCTTGTTTTAATATGATTCGGCCAGCACCACATCTTCCAAGTCCTACTCTGACACAACAAGGTCAACAGCGCGGTGTATCTGGTGTATTTCATTATGAAAAGAATCGTAAGTTTACAATTAAAGAATTAAAACGTATCATGAGTTTGCCAGAAGACTTTCAATTGACTGGTACATTTGATCAACAAGCAGAACGTTGTGGTCGCATGGTTGCACCTAAGATGATGGCAGCCTTGGCAACGACAGTATATGAGAATATATTGAAACCGTATAAGGAGTTACAAAATGTCTAAATTCACATTTGCTCAAAGAGAAGAAGGATTTGATAATCACATTGAACAGAGTATTCGTGGTTATTCTAATCTAATGCAAGACGTATTAAAAATTTCAGAATACTTTGTTGAAGATAATAGTAATGTTGTTGATATTGGTTGTTCAACTGGTAAGATGTTGAAAGCCATGATTAAACAAAACACTTTTGCACCAAAAGCAGATTATATTGGTATTGAAATTGAAGAAGATTTCTATCGTGATTTTACAGAAGATGAAATTAAAAATAGCAATCTACATTATTATAGAGGTGATGTTCGTGACTTTGATTTTGGTACAAATAATTGTTCATTGATTACGTCAATATTTACATTGCAGTTTATGCAAGAAGATCAACGTCAATCTGTAATTAAACAGATTTATCGTGGATTAAAGAAAGGTGGTGCCTTTATATTTTCAGAAAAAACAATTGCTGAGAATCCTAAGATTCAAGAGATTCGTACTTTTACTTATTACGATTATAAGAGACAGTTTTTTACGTCTGACGATATTCTTGATAAAGAAAAGAAATTGCGTCATATGATGAAATTGAATAATAGAAATGAATTGGTTAGAATGTGTGCAACCGCTGGGTTTGAATTTCAATCCATTGATACGTTTTGGCAAAATCATGCATTCACTGGGTTTATTGCCATTAAAAACTAATGGCAATAGTGAAGTATATGTCTGAAATATACTTGACATATGCACTATATAATGTTATTATGATTGAACTCGTAATGAAACGAGGAAATTTAACTATGAAAAAGGAATTAAAATGACTAAATTATCCGCAAAACAAAAAATGTTGAACACTCTTCAAAAAACTGAAGGCTACAACACTTTTACTGTAGAACAAGCACGCCGTCGTTTTGGTGTACAGAACGTTTCAGCCCGTATTGAAGAACTTCGTAAAGAAGGTCACTGTATCTACACTAATACAAAAACTCTGGAAAATGGTAGTAAAGTTAATTATTACCGTATGGGTAAGCCATCCCGTGAAATGATTAAAACTGCTGCATTATTTGCTAGTGACACTTTTTACGCTTAATTAGTTTTAAACTTATGGGAGAATGAATCTCCCATTTTTTTATTTTATAATCGGATAGCAAATGGAAATTTCAATTAAAACAGAAGACTTAAAAACCAAAAGCATTTTTTGTGCTACACCTATGTACGGTGGTATGAATCACGGTCTTTACATGAAATCATGTTTAGATTTGCAAGGTATGTGTATACAGTACGGCATTCAAATCAAATTCTCTTTTCTATTCAATGAATCATTGATTACCCGTGCAAGAAATTATCTTGTTGATGAGTTCCTACATCGTTCAGATTGTACTCATCTACTATTTTTGGATTCTGATATTTCTTTTAATCCACAAGATGTTATCGCAATGTTGGCCCTTGATAAAGATGTAATCGGTGCGCCATATCCAAAGAAAGCAATTAAATGGCGTTCAGTTGCTAAAGCACTAGAAAAGAATCCTGGTATTGATCATAGTATGCTTGAGAAAGTTGCTGGTGATTTTGTCTTTAATCCAGTAAAAGGTACAGCAGAGTTCAATGTATCCGAACCATTATCTGTGCTAGAGATTGGTACTGGTTTCATGATGGTTAAGCGTGAAGTGTTCACCAAAATGGCAGATCAGTATCCAACAATTCGTTATAAGCCAGATCATGTTGGTCAAGCCAACTTCGATGGTTCACGTTATATTCATGCCTTCTTTGATACTGTTATCGATACCAAAGACTCAATCACTGGTGGTGGCTCTGATCGTTACTTGTCGGAAGATTATATGTTCTGTCAGATGTGGCGTAAAATGGGTGGTGAAATTTTCTTGTGTCCATGGATGAGAACTGCTCATATTGGTACGTATCATTTCCAAGGTGATATGCCAGCCGTGGCAAATTTTGTGGGTGAAATGTAAAACACTCGTATGGAGATTGTAGATGGCAATAATCGGGTTAGTTGGCTTCATTGGTTCTGGTAAAGGAACTGCTGGAGACATTCTAAGTGAATTTGGTTTCATTAAAGAGAGTTTTGCTGGGTCAGTTAAAGATATTGCCTCCGTTATGTTTGGCTGGCCTAGGCATCTACTTGAAGGTGATACTGATGTATCTAGAAGTTTTCGTGAATGGCCAGACCATGACTGGTCATTAAAGTTCAATCGACCGTTCACACCAAGAGAAGCATTACAGAAAATTGGAACAGAGGTCGGCCGTGATGTATTTCACGAAGACTTTTGGGTTCAAGTATTAGACGCTAAAGTTAACATGGAAAAAAACTATGTTATTACCGATGTTCGTTTTCCAAATGAAATTAAATGGATACATGACAATGATGGTCTCGTAATCGAAATACAACGTGGTGAAAATCCATATTGGTATTCTTCTTTATCAGATATAAAAACACCAGGCCTAAGAAAATTATACATGAATGATTTTAATATTCATGAATCTGAATGGGCATGGGTTGGTAATGAAATTGATTATCGTATTGATAATAATACATCTAAAGAAGGATTAAAAAATGGCTTGGTCGCTATATTGACAACAAGATTAGATAAGAGTACAATAAGTACACTACATAATGGAGAATTAAATGAAATTATCAAATGATACCCTAGCGGTACTTAAAAACTTTTCAGAAATTAATGATGGTATTCAATTTAAGAAAGGTAAGATCCTCAGAACTATTTCACCTGGTAAATCAGTAATGGCTCAAGCTATTATTGCTGATGATATTCCAGATGAGTTTTGTGTGAATGATTTAAATAAATTTCTTGCAGTCAATTCTTTAGCAAAAGATACAGAAATTAAATTTACTGATAAACAAATATATTTTACAGTAAATAATCGCACTACAAAGATTACAAAAGGTGAATTGCGGGCAATTGTTGTTCCACCTGAAAAAAACATTATTATTGATAAGCCAGATTGTATATTTAAAATGTCGAAAGATGATTTTGATAGTACAATTAAACTTGCTGGTATTCTTTCTTCACCAAACATTTCAATTGAATCTGATGGGGATGACATTAGTATTGTTACCGCTGATATAAAAGAAAGTTCTTCTGATAAAAACTATACTAAAGTAGCAAAAGGTAACGGTAAAAAGTTTAATATTATTTTTAGAAAAGAAAATATTAAAATGATTTCTGGTAGTTATGAAGTGATCATATCATTTAAAGGTTTTGTTCACTTTAAAAATGAAAATGGTCTGATTGATTATTGGGTTGCATTTGAAGCCAAAGATTCAAATATTGGAGATTAATATGTTATTGCTTTTTACAGAGTTTCAAACAGGTAATTCTATTGCTGTAAATCCATCAAATGTTGTTTGTGTATTTACTGGTAAAGATCCAAAGACTGAAATTGAAACAACATTTATTAACATGACTAATGGTAATCTTGTTGTTGAAGAAGATTATCTTGACGTAGTTGGTCGAATCAATGGTTCACTACAATGAAAACTGAAGAAGAACAATTGGAATTTTCTCGTAGACAAAAAGAGATTGCTCAAATACATTCTGATTTAGTTTCAAATATTGGTACACCTACTACAGACGAACACGTTCAGTTGATTAAAACTTCTGAAAGTGTTATGATTAAAAACATGCAGGATCTTGTATATGCTTACATTGGTTCTGATTTTCACCAAATAATGAAGGAAAAAGAATGACAGTTCAAACATTGTTTGGAACATTTACAGACGAACAGTTAAAAACACTCAAGGGTGCAATTGATGAAATTGTAACTGTTATGTATAAAATGGATGCTAATAAAACCGAATTAAAAGATATTATGGATAGTACATTTGATACATTGAAGATTCCTAAAAAGATTCTTAGAAAAATGGCAAGAGTTCAATATAAACAATCTTTCCAAGAAGAAGTAACAGAATCAAAAGAATTTGAAACATTATTTGAAGGTATGACAGAAGTTAAGTGATGAAGTATTATATTATGGAGAATTTGAATGAATGCACTAGAACACACCCTTTGGGTCGAGAAGTATCGACCAACTAAAGTAGAAGATTGTATTTTACCTGATGCGATAAAGTCTACTTTTCAAGAGTACGTCAACCGTAAAGAAATCCCTAACCTTTTACTATCTGGTTCGGCAGGTGTAGGTAAAACTACAATTGCCAAAGCCTTGTGTATTGAAGTTGATGCTGATTATATGGTCGTAAATGGATCATCTGATCGTGGTATTAATGAAATCAAACAAATTGTTAAAAACTTTTCTTCAACAGTAAGTTTTACTGGTGGTCGCAAAGTGATCATAATTGATGAGGCTGACAATCTAACAAATGATGCACAATTAGCATTAAGAGCCTCAATAGAAGAAGTTTCTATTAATTGTTCTTTTATCTTTACTTGTAATTTCAAAAATCGTATCCAAGAACCAATTCATTCACGTTGTTCTGTTATCGAATTTAAAATTAACGGATCAAAAGCGAAAATGGCAACACAGTTTTTCAAACGTGTTGAATGGATATTAGAACAAGAAAATGTTAAATATGATAAAGAAGTCGTAGCTGCTGTTATCACAAAACACTTTCCCGATAATCGTAGAATTCTTAATGAACTTCAACGATATTCTGTATCTGGTGTAATTGATAAAGGTATTCTATCTAATATTTCTGATATTCAATTAAATACACTAATTACTTCTTTGAAAGAAAAAGATTTTTCCGCCGCACGTAAATGGGTTTCTAATAATCTTGATAATGATACTTCAATTTTATTCAGAAAAATATATGATTCGATGTATGGACATATGAAACCTAATTCTATTCCCCAAGCAGTTATTATTTTAGCAAAATACCAATATCAAAATGCTTTTTGTTCCGATAGAGAAATTAATTTTATGGCCTGTCTAGTTGAATTAATGGTAGATGTTGAATGGAAATAATAAAATATCAGCAGAAGAAATTTGAAAAAAATAAAATTTACAAATATTAACATGGAAAGAAAGTCGTGAAAAGTGGAGTAAATAATGGCTGACCTTTTTAAAGAAATTATTCCTTCAATTCTTACAACAAAGAAGAACGTATTACAAACTGAAGAAGACATAAAGAAATATCCTCCTTTTATTGTTAATCGTGCCTTGTCTAATCATATGGATTGCGTGTTGTACGCCAATGAAATGAATTTATATCATGAGTTGGATAACGATATGCAATATTCTTATTTTCTAAATAGTATTAGACCTATGAATCGTAAGTTTCAAACTTGGAACACGAACAATGTCGATGAAACCATTCAGTACATAAAAAAATATTTTGGTTATACAAACGAAAAAGCAAAAGATGTATTGGGTATCCTTAGTGATAAACAAATCGCTGAAATAAAAGAAAAAATAAAAGCGGGGTGATAGGCATGATATCAATAGAAGACTTAGTTGAAGTTACTTTAAATGAAAGAGATGATTTTTTAAAAGTTCGTGAAACACTTACACGTATTGGTGTAGCTTCAAAAAAAGATAAAACACTTTTTCAAAGCTGTCACATCTTACACAAACAAGGTAAATATTACATCGTTCACTTTAAAGAACTATTTGCTCTTGATGGTAAACCTGCTGATATTACTGATAATGATCTCTCCAGACGTAACGCAATTGCCAAACTTTTACAAGATTGGGAATTGGTAAATGTTGTTTGCTTAGAACAGATAGAAACACCAACACCAATATATCTTTCACAGATAAAAATCTTATCTCATAAAGAGAAACAAGAATGGCAACTGACTCCTAAGTACAATATAGGTTCTTCTAAGAAAAAATATATCTCATTGTTGTAATAAAACAACAAAAAAAGTTTAAAATGGGTGAAATTAAAACTTCACCCTTGTTTTTTTTATATATATGATGTATAATTATAATATAAAATCTTTTTTTCGAGAATATTATGAAAATTGTCAAAAATACAAAACTAACGTTAATGCGAAATAAATTCAACCAGGATTTATTATATACTTCCTCAGAATGGCCAGAAAGAGAAATTGATGGTATTAAATTTGTCTCTGTCAAAGTTAGACAAAATGATTCTTATCTTAAACTTATGCGTAAAGATCAACTTGAAAGGGTGAAGCAATGAGTAAACTTGATGAAGCAGTAAGACAACGCAAATATTTTGATGTTAAAAGCAAAATAGATTTAAACATTTTTAAACATTTTGTTATTCATAGTGCTTGGGGAAAAGAATGTTGTCCATTTCTTTTAGAAGAACCATTTTTGAATATTCCAGATATGATTCATTATAAAATTACCAATGAATTTTTAAGAATTGAATAAAAATATACGGGAGTATCTCATTCGGCTTCTACCCGAACGTTAATCGAGTAATTGGAGTATGCAGGTTCAAGTCCTGTCTCCCGTGCCATTCTATTAAAAAGAATGAAATAGAAGATATTAGGAAAGGTTGTTTTGTGGACCTCTAGTTTAATGGTAAAACAACAAACTCATAATTTGTCAGAGTGCTGGTTCGACTCCAGCGGGGTCCACAAAATAATTTTCTTTCATTGGTTCAAATCCAATTGGGCCCACCAAAACAACTTTAGTCAAAAATACGAGTGTGGAGCTAAATGGATAACTAATGGAACACTTTCTAAAACTATTAAACCTCACGAACAAATGCCAGAAGGATATTATTATGGAAGAGTTTGCTCCAGAAAAGAAAAAAAAATACATTGACTTTTATA